ATTTCTTAAAAGTATTTAATGCTAATGGAGCTATAGAGGGAGATTGGTTAGAAAGAACTAAGAAACCAAAAACAGGGAAAGTATTATATCCTGGCTTCGCTAGAGAAAAAGCTAGTTTTAAAGCTAACATAGGAACATTACAAGACCAGGTAGACAATACTACAACTGTTAAACCTTTAGTTAATCAACAGAATAAAGAAGACGTAAGTGGAGGAGCTCTACAGAAACTATCAGATAGAAATGATTTAAATCAAGTATCTATGGAAGATAGAATTAATGACATGGCTGAAACTGCAGTACAACCAGTTACTAAAATTATATCTGGGGCACAAACTGGTGTAGATCAGATTGGTTTAGAAGTTGGAAAAGGGTTAGGAATGAGAACTGGTGGAACAGCTCCTATAGGGTTTCAAACTGAAAAAGGAAAAGATACATCCTTAGCAGAAAAATATGGTATAAAAGAAATTACTGCGGAAGAACAGAATACGTACGCAAAAGGTAAAACTGATGCCTACACTGCTAGAACAGAGATGAATGCTTTAAATTCAGATGGAACAGTTTATTTTGCTACCAATGCAGATAGTGCAGGAAAAATTGCTACAGAAAGATATGCTAAAAAACATAGTAAGCCTTTTATTCTAAATCCTACGGCGGAACAATTAAGAAAATTCTTAGCTGATAATAATATTAAAACTCTTAATGTTGCAGGTAATAGAGGTAGTAAACTTACTGCTCAGCAAAAAACAAATATTAAGAATATTCTTACTACTGCATTAAAAGCTCCAACACAACCAGCTGCTGGGGGGTTAGCATCACTAGCTTCTGAATCAAAGGGAGAAATTACTCAGAATGAGTTAGATAAGATAAATGAAAATATAAAGAAAGCAGGCTTTAAAGATACTTATAGTATGGAAAAATTTAAAAAGCTATCTTTACAAAACCAATTAAAAGTAAGAGAATGTTATGGCTAAAAGTTGCGTAAGTTTAAGTAGTCCAGAATTTAAGAATCTTCTAGAAGAAACTGGTAAAGATATGTTAGAGTTAGCCGCTGAAGTATCCAGATGGCAAGATGCTAACGGTGTAGAGAATTTTCCAAACCGTGCTCAATTAGAAGATTATTTTTACGAAGAACTTCCTAAAGACATTATTTCAAAATCTGTTTTGGAAAATATGGGATTTCCTACTGGATCAAGAACAAGCTTAGCTATAGCTTCCGCAAGAAAAGCTCAACAAGATGGTAAATTTAATAATCTGGAAGAGGGTATAAATTGGGTTCAAGAAAATCTTGTAAAAACAAAGAAAGAAGATAATCTATATTACCAAAACAGAATAAACGCCAGAACCAGAGCAAAGAAAAAACTAATCAAGTTAGGAATAATAGATAGATATAATAATATTATAGAAGGACAGCTGGGGGAGTTTAGAAGAAAAGGAAGAGAATGGTCAAACTACTATATACAAAAAGGAGTACTAAAACAAGGAGAACAGTTAATAGTAGATGAAAGAGGTAGTAAAGCTTTTTTCAATGAAGACTTTTTTAAGAGGGTAGACCAAGCTAATTTTCAATTAGAAAAACAATCTGGATTAGCACCTAATGAAGACTTAAACTTAAAGTTAGAAGCTTGGGCAGAGAAACACGGCATAAGTATAGTGGCCATGGAAACTCTAAAGAAAAGGCTAGAAGGATCTGGAAGATATGTAGACGGAGCAATAGGTGTAGCAGATATTGCAAACCAACTAATAGGTATTGCACAAAAACAAGCTGATATTACTACATTACCTGAAGAAGTAGCTCACTTCGCAATAGAGTTATTATTAGAAGATATCTCCGTTCAAAGAGCATTATTAGCAGTTACTGAAACGCAAACATATGCAGACGTAAAAGAACAGTATAAAGATATCTACACTACTGAAGAACAATTTAGAAAAGAGGCTTTAGGTAAAGTTTTAGCAGAAGAAATTATAAATAAGAATAAAGAGGACGTAAGTAATAAAGGAGTAAGAGGATATTTAAATGGAATAAAACAAAAGTTTAGTAGATGGATAAATAAAACATTTGGAAACCAGACTACTAGGGACGAGTTGAAAGAAATTTTAGCTCCAATTGCCTCAACGATTTTAAAAGGAGAGTATTTAGGAGATGTTAATTCTTTAGAAGGAGATCCTTTTTATTCTCTAGAAGAAGAAAGCGATAAAATTATAGACGTAGACTCTAAGGTAGAAGAGATAATGCAGAATGCAGAGTTTATAAAACCTTCTGATAGTGAAGGAAATATAGTAGACGCTTCTGAAGCTACTAATTATATTAATACTAGAACCGGAGAGGTCTATGAAAGAGTAACTAGTTATATAAAAGGACCTGTTTCCGAAAGCTCTCTCTTAGATACTGCTAATTTATTAGGAAATAAGGCTGATGAATTTGTTAGAGATTTCTTTTCTGGAGCAATGAAGGACTTAAGTGAATATGATTTAGCACCAAATGTAGAATTGCAAAAATTCTTAGAATCTTTATCAATACTTAAAGCCCAGTTTACTGCTAATGGAGAAAAAGTAATAGCTAATGGTATTACTTTATATGACGAAAATCTAGGAATAGCAGGAACAGTTGATCTTTTAACATATGATAATAAAGGAAACTTTAGAATCTATGATATGAAAACTATGAGGGGTAACCAACTAAAGACTACTTATAAAGGGGACCCTAGAAATGTAAAATATGATAGTACTCTATATGGTCAATCTAATAGAGAATCTCATATGAGACAACTATCCTTATACAGAATCTTATTAAATAATACACACGGAGTAAAAGCAAAAGAATTAGGAGTAATTCCTATAGTCTTTCCTAAGTATCAAGCAGGTACAACTTCTGTATCTTCTGTTAATATTCCAAGAAATGGAAATGTTGTTTCTATAATAGGACATAAAGCTCTAGATAAAGTTGAAGATGCTGAATTAGATTTAGAAGAAACTATAGAAGACTTTGATGCTGAATTTATAGAAAATCCTCTAGATATCAGTGAGAACGAAATGAAATTAAAGTTCTTAAATGATGCTATAAGTAGTTTAAAAAGCAGAAGAAAAGCATTACAAACTAAAGGTAAAAAACAAAAATCTAAAGAATTAACTAAAGAAATATTTAAAATTGAAAAGAAAATAGCTTTAGGAGAATTAGATGCAGGGATACAAGGATTACTGTTGCTAGCAAAAAGTGAGACAGATAGTATTAGAGAAACTCTAAACGGGTATAGAAAACAGGGAGCATTTGCAGATACAAGTATTTTAAAAATGTCAAAAGACTTTTTAGATATGTATGACGGACTGTTTACTTCATTACTTGCAGAAATGAATATGTGGATTCCATCAACGGATACTATGGAATTACAGACAGAAGTAGAAGATTTCAGAGCTGATATACAAAAAATACGAGATATTAATTTAGGATTAATAAGAAGAAATGTTGTATCTAAATTAGATTCTGAAAATAGAAATGCTTTCGGAGAAGTAATAGATCCTACTTTTGATGCTAAAGATATTTACAGAGAAACAGAAGCAGATGCTTCTTGGTGGAGAGTCTTAACAGGAAGTTATTCTAATTCTAGTAGTAATATATTAAAGATTGCTATGAAAATGATTAAAAGAGGTATCAATTCTGTTAAAAGATTTACAATAGAAACTGGTAGAGATTTAATTATTTTAAAAGATGAGTTTAATAAAGCAGGATTTAAACAAGAAGATCTTGTTGAAGTAAATAATGAAGGTAAAAAAGGAGCTTTTATAGTTTCAGAATATAACAGACATAGGTTTCAAGAAGATTTAGATGCTGTTAGAGCAGAAGTAGCTAGTAAATTAGGATTTGAGTCTTTTGAAGAAATTATAGTAACATCTTTATCTAAGAAAGAAGCAGACTATTATACCAGGGCTATTAAAAATTTCTACACAGAGAATACTCAAAAAATAGGAGTAGAAGAAGAAACTGTGGGAGGACAAAAATTAATTATTCAGAAAATAGTACCAGCACAAAAATATTATAATAAGGAGTTTGCTAAAAATATGGAAAACGAAGCGTTTGCCAATTACTATAATCTTTTATTAGAGACTAAAAAAGAAGCCTTAGCAAAATTACCTACTAATTATCAAAATGAAAATGCTATGTATTTGCTCCCCCAAATAAGAAGAACTTTCATGGAGAGGTTAGGTAATAAGAATCAAAGTTTCTTAAAAAATATGCTTCAAATTGGAGAAGATTCTTTTTTATTAGATGCTGATGATACTCAATTTGGAGATTTAAGTAATATAAAAGCTAAAACTGTTCCTATTTTCTTTAATAACAGGATGAGAACAGACTCAGATATTTCTTACGATCTAGCAAATACTTATACTCACTATGCTGAAATGGCAGAAAACTTTAAGAGCATGAATAAGCTTGCTCCTGATTTAGAAAATATATTAACAACAGTAGGAGAAAGAACTTATATTAAAGGAAAGTTTAAAAAAGAAAAGAAAGAAGGTAAAGAGTCTAACGAATATAGAGCATTAGAAGGTATGTTAGATTTTTTAGTTTATGGTAAAGAAAGAGAAGTTAATGCTTCTGGAGTAATAGGAGACTCTTGGGTAGCTAAAAAATTAGGAGTAAATGGTAAAAGAGTATCTTGGACTAAAGTTTCTCAAAAATTTGCAAGTTATATCAGAACAAATAACTTGGCATTTAACTTAGTAACCTCTACTGCAGGTTTAGTTAAAGGTAGTATCGATTCTCATATAGAAGATATGGTGGGTATTTATACTACACCAGAAAGTAAACTTTGGGCCCGAGGAGAGCTCCTTAAAAACCTATCAGCAGTAATGGCTCAAATAGGTAATCCAAAACAAACTAATAAAATGCATCTTATTTTAGAGCAAAATGATATAGTAGATCTTGGAAGAAGCTTAAAAGATTCAGAAAAAAATAGAATAACTAGAAAAATAGTCAATAAAGATTTTTTCTTTACTAATTATATGATGGCTGATTATGTAATGAAAGGAAACATTACTCTAGCAGTATATGATAACTATAGATTAGTAGGGGATAGATTTGTTACTAAACAACAATTTGTTAATACAAAAAGAGAAGAAAATTCAGAAATTGATAATAAAACAATAGATGCTGAATGGAAAGAGCTTAGAAGTAAAAACTTATACTCAGCTTTTGAGATGGTAAATGATAAGCTTGTAATAAAAGAAGAATATAAAAATATTGTTACTGAAGATGTATTAGACATAGTTAAAAATAGAATAACTCAAATAGCTGCTCAAGTAGACGGAGTTATATCTCCAGAAGATAAAGGAGCATTAGCTAGAACTATATTAGGAGATTTTGTCTTAATGCATAGAGGATGGTTTTTATCTGGTATAGACAACAGGCTTAAAAAATCAGGAATGAATTATCAAACTGAAGAGCATGAAGTTGGTTATTATAGAGCATTTGGTAGTTTTATAAAGAAATTTTGGGCAGAAGAAGGACCAGGATTACAAGCAAGATTTGCTTCTTGGGATAAATTAAGTGCCGCAGAAAAAAGAGGTGTTAAGAAAACAGTATTAGATCTTGTTTATATGCAGGCTATAGCAATTATTGCAGCAATGATTGGAAAAGCAGCAGATGATGATCCAGATGATTTTACATTAAACTTTGCTGCTTATCAAATGAACAGAATACTATTAGAACAAAAAGCTTTCATTACGCCTAAAGAACTAATAGAAATTATGGATGAGCCTGTAGTAGGAGCAAGAACAGTGAGAGAGTTAATGACTATTAGTGATGCCTTAAACTGGTCAGAAACTTACGAAAAAGGAATGTATAAAGGACAATCACATGCTTCAAGATGGTGGCAAAGAAGATTTCCTACTAGAAATTTATACGAATTACAATTCCCAAAACAGAAAAACAGATTCATAAAATCTATATTAGACTCACCAACTTATAATTTTTATGCAAAAGATGATATGGATTTAGGAAGTTTCTTGGGAATAAGTGGCTTTTCTAATATCTTTGCAGATGAGAACGCCTCAGACGGATCTCCTAATAGAAGTTATAGTGACTCAGAACTAGAGCTCTTATTAGATTTAAATAGTGAGGATGAATAAACGACAAATTTTTTAAAGGCCAAGTAATGAAAATAAATGAGAGCACTGAAGTTAAGTTAGATCTTAAAACAATAGCTACTGTGATAATAATAACTGCTTCTTTTGTAGGTATGTATTTTACTTTACAAGCAGATATCGAAGAAGCTAAAAAATTACCTCCTAATGAAATAAACAGAATAGAGTATGATTTAAATAAACAAGCACTACAAAAAGAAATCGATGATTTATCCGATAGAGTTACTGATGCAGAAGATTTAGTAGAAACAATGTTTAGATTAGGATTAGAATTAGATAAAGAACTACATAAGATAGATGCTAGTTATGATAGTCACATGGATCAGAAAATAAAAGAAATAGAAAATCAAATCAAAAATAAGTCTAATAAAAAAAGAAAAAATAGATGAGAGATTATTTAAGATGGTTCTTTACAGAACATATAAAAAATGGAAGAGGTAAGCTAAAGTTAGTAGCTACAATATATGGTGTGTTTCAAATAATATATGCTACTCCATTAATTCTCGAAGAATATTATGGAGGGTGGATTCCATTACTTCCTGTCATTGCAAGTTTTTTTGCAATGTGGGGATTTTTAATAGGTATTATCTATCAGCCTATTAATATTTATGTAAAGTTAAAAAGACTTGCCGCAAGAAAACTAGAGGCGGAAAAGCTTATTATAAAAGAAAGAAAAGCCAAGGTTTCTAAAACACCCAAGAAGAAGGACGTCAAAAAGAAGACTACTACTAAGAGGGCTGTAAAAAACAATAGCAAAAATATAAAGAAAGATACCAAGGGTCTTAAATAGATGCCAGGCGTCAGTTATCTGTACAGGATAATTTATTCTCCAAAAGAGCTTTCTTCTACCCATATTAGGATTAAAATTAATATATTTATTTTTCCAGCTTATTTCTGGATTCCAAAATCTAGCATTAAGTTTAGAAAATACAGAGGTATAATACTTAAAAGATATTATATCCATAACAGCATTGCATATGCCTGAAATTATAACTAGGATTAGAGATATCATGTCTCAATATAGGGATTTTTTCCGACAACGCAATCACTCATCTAAAGTTTGGAAAGCAACCATCGTTAAAATAGTTTGTTACACTATGATGGTTATAGGTTAAAGCCCTATAAAAGATGGGTGATTATAAAAAAAGGGTAGCGTTCTAAATGCTACCCTTTTTATTTAACTATATAACCTCAGATTTATATAGTTATACAGAAGTCTAAAAAGCCAAGAATAGACTTCTGTTTAAATTTTATGGCTGGGTGCTTGGATGACTGAACATTCTGCACCCATTTAAGGTTAATATGGTCCCACTAACCACCAATTAAATAATACAGCCAGAACCCTAAATGTCGGCGTGTCATGACTTAGCTTGTTAATCTGACTGTATTAATAGTAATTTTTGGCTCTATTTTCGCCATCATCTATAGTCTTATAAAAATCTAAGTCTATATCTTTTATTCTTTTTAGATTTTCTCTTTGCATAAGTCGTACCCATCTAATTTCTTCTTTAGAACTATCAGTACCTAAATTAGCCATTAGAGAAGCATTCATATGTAAAAGAACATCGATTTTAAATCTTTTAAGCTTATCCATTTTTTGTTTTTTTAAAGTTAAGTTATAACAATGAATTTCATCTCTTCCTAAATCTTCCCACTTATATTGAGGGATTTTACCGAAGTCATCTTCATTATCATAATAAGAAATTGTTTTACCTCCAAAGTAAATTTCGCATTTCATTCCTATTCTTCTAGGACGATCTGCCAGTATTTCTAATAAAATTTCTTTGTATAAAGATCTAGCATAATCTATTTCTAAACAAAACATATTAGAAATTTCTTTTATAGACTTTCCGTAGTTTACAGCTTCTCTTAATATTTTTCTCTTACTTTTTGTAAGATCACCATTTAATAGTTGTACCATATTTTTCGTTTAGTATTTTATCTGCTTCTGTAAAATTAGAGCATGTCCAATCTCTGTTACCCTGTCTTACTGCATACGCTGGATGTTCTGCAGTTAATACATGCATATTTTCACTAAGATGAGGTGCAAATGCTTTTGCATGTCCTCCCCATAGCATAAATACTATACCAGGATGATAGTCATTAATAGCAGTTAATACTGCAGAAGTGAATTTTTTCCATTGTTTAGTATGGCTTCCTGGCTTACCTGCTCTAACAGTTAAAGCTGTGTTTAACAGTAATACTCCTTGATTAGCCCAGTCTTCTAGAGTAAAATCAAAATCCAAACAAAGTCCGCCATAGTATTCTTTTTCTATAAGACTGTGAATCTTTAAAATGGATCTACTACGAAGATTAGTGTTTACATTATTTGCAAATGCCATTCCATTTGCATCTCCATTATAATATGGATCCTGTCCTAAAATAACAATTTTTAAATCATCCCAGGGACAGGCTTTAAAGGCTTTGAAAACATCTTTCTTCTCAGGATATACTGTATTAAGAGCATATTCTGTTTGTAAAAATTCCATTAGTTTTTGCATATAAGGATCTTTTAAAGTATCCCTAAGCTTAAGTGCCCAACCTTCTCCCAGTTTGTTCACCCAAAATTGTTTGTTTAGTGTCAAAATATATATCTAATTTTATTCCAAGGAATTATTCTATTGTGAACTTCCTTAAATTGGTTAATAAATTTTCTTTTTAGAGGAATCTTATATCTAAGATTTTTACCTCCGTATTGAGAAGTTTTATGCTCCTGAATCTCAGAAGTCCATAAATCATCTTCAGCTCTAGGATTATATACTAAATTATAATCATGACGTTTTTGATTGTGTGTTAAGAATATGCACTCTGCAAGTACAGCATCTTTATAATCTACATAATCATTCATCATATGAAATATAAATTCATAATCTTTAAGCCAGCCATCATATACTATAATAGGGCTGTAGTTAACATGTACATCATATCCTGCTTCTATAAAAACATTGATAGCTTTTATTCTATCTATAATTTTAGTA